TGCCAGCGGCAATGCGGTCCCGGCTCAGGCGGTGAGCGGCACCGGCGTGCTGCGCAAGCTCGGAGTGGTCGGTATCTGCGAATATGTCTACGCCGGCGGCATCGTGTCGCCCGGTCTCAATGCGCTGAACCAGACTGGCAACGGTGCGCTCTTCCCCAACGTGAGCGCCACCGTCGGCAATGCCGGCGCGATCTCAGTGGGCGTGGCAGTAGGTGTCTTCGGGATGGACATTGACTCGACGATTACTGCGGCCAACGTCGGCCAGCTGTGTTTCGCCGCTGACGACCATACTGTGTCGCTCGGCACCCTGGTGCCCAGCACCACGTCAATCACGGTGCCCAGCTCGGTGCCGCTGATTAACGTGCTGAAGCCGCATATCGTGCCGGGCACCTTCGACGCTTACTCGGCGACCGGCGGCGGCGGCACCCATTACGCGGAGGGCACCGACTTCGCAGTCGATTACCAGGCCGGTCTTTTCATGGTGCTGGCAGGCGGCGCGATTTCTGCGGGCGGCACTGTTTATGTCACCTATTACAGCGCAGGAACCAAGGTAGTAGCCGGCGAGATTATCGCAATCGACGCCGGCCTCGCGTACGTGAATTTTAACAAGCGCGCGCTGGCCGCGAATTAAAGAGCGCGGCCCCAGGGCCGCTCCTACAAGGAAGGGAACCCACAATGAACGGGAACTGGTTGACGGTAGTAATCGGCGGGGCTTTGACCGTGGTGCCGCAAATCCTGAGCGTGGTGCCTGCCCCCTATAGCGAACTCGCCAGCGCAGTGCTCGCGGCGGCCGTCGCCGGCTGGCATCTGTATCAGCCGAGCCCCAGCGCCGCAGTAAAGAAATAAGGGATTCCGCGCGTGCCAGGCACGCGCGGAATGACAGCAACGAGAGCCGCGACAGCGGAGCGGCGGCGCATGCCAGGTTGGTGAAAAAATGGAAATTTCGGCGAATAACCTCACGACCCTCTTCACCGGCTTCGACACGATCTTTCAGAAGGGCTTCGAAATGGCGCCCTCCTATTACGAGAAGATTTGTTCGATCGTGCCGTCGTCCACCAGCCAGACGATTTATCCCTGGCTCGGACGCACCACCGGTTTCCGCGAATGGGTCGGCGACCGCGTGTTGCAGGCACTCGAAGCCCATGCGTATACGATCGTCAACAAGACCTTCGAGGACACGGTCGGTATCGAGCGCGAACGAATCGAAGACGACCAGTACGGGGTTTATGCTCCGGTGATTGAGCAGCTCGGATGGGACGCCAAGACCCATCCGGACCAGCTTATCTTCGGGATGATGAAGGCGGCGGTCACTGGCTCGGCCGTGACTATCGGTAAGCTCACGATTCCAGTCCCAATCTGCTACGACGGCCTCAACCTCTATAACTCCGTTCATCCGGCGGGCCCGGCGAGCGAAGCGTCCGCCTCGTTCGAGACTACTTACTCAAATATCAATTCGAGCGGCAGCGGCGCCTACTGGTTCCTGGTCGATGCGGCCCGGCCGATCAAGCCCTTTATCTTCCAGAAGCGGCGCGAATATTCAGTCACCCGGATGAACACGGCGAGCGACGAAGCGGTCTTCTCGCAGCGGCTCTTCCGCTACGGCGTGGATGTGCGCTGCAATGCGGGCGTGGGCTTGTGGCAGTTGACCTACGCATCGAACACCGACCTGTCAAATCCAGGGAATTACGCCTCTGCGGTGTCTGCCCTCCGCGCTATCAAGAGCGATGCAAGCGTGCCATTCGGCGCCTGGAACGGGCCGCCGACAACGCGCTTCCTGGTGGTGCCGCCGAGCCTTGAAGAAGTGGCGCGCCAGCTCCTGCATGCTACCTTCGGCGCAGGTTCAATCGGCGGCGCAGTGAGCACGATTCCGATTGCGAATATCTATCTGAACGATGCCACGCTGATCGTTTCGGAGTGGCTGGCGTAAAAAAGTGGAGAGCTTCGCGGACAAAAGAATCCGGTACCGGCTTCGCTTACGCAACGAAGATCCTTCGGCGCGCTGGTTCTCAGGATACCTCGCTAGCTCGGCAGCTGTACGAGACCCTTCGACTTCGTTCGCGCTGCTCACTTCGCTCAGGGTGACAGACAGCAGTCCTTTCTGTCATTCCCGCGCGTGTCTGTCGCGCGAGGAATCCGAATAGGCAGGAATCTTCGTGGCGTACGCACAGGTCACCGACATGCAGAATCGCTGTCCCAACCGGGACCTGGTGCAGCTCACCAACGAAGACCCACCGTCACTACGGTCAATTCCGCGTTTCTGACGACTTTTCTGAGCGACGCCTCCGACGAGATCGATGCGTATCTCGAGGCGCGCTTTGCCCTGCCGCTGAGCGACCCGCCGGCGATTCTGACGCGCATCTGCTGCGAGATCGCGATGTATCACCTGCAGGCGCTGCGGCCGATTCACGACCTTGCCTTCGCCAAGGAGATTTACGAAAAGAACCTCGCGTTCCTGAAGGAAGTGAGCGACGGGCAGCGCACCCTGGGCCTCAGCACCGACAGCCAGGAACCGGCCGACCCATCGTCGCCGCAGGTGGTGGTGGATCAGAATGCCGGCAATGACCTTGACATTCCGCAGCGGGTGTTCTCGAGGAGCACACTCAAGGGGTTCTAAAGATGGCCGAGAGCGAACGCCAGGATAAGCGGCCCTCCTGCGCTTGGCCGGTCGAGCGCAAGGTGTCCGGCGGCATCGAGCGCAAGTCCTGCGGCTCGGAAGAGCGCGTGTTCAACGTCAAAGGCCACGGCAAATACATGGGCCGCCCACGCGAGACGCCGATCTGCGAGAAGCATTTGCCCGAGGCGTGGAAGGCCTGGAACGTCGATTCAGCCACCCCGTTATGAGCGCAGGTATCCAGCTCCAGATGAAGCCCTTCAGCTTTCAGCAGGCCGAGAGCACTATTCGCAAAATCGTGGCCAAGGCCGGGCATCTCAAGATTCCGTTCCATGCGAGCGGCAATTTCCTGATAGCCCGAACGCATACGCATTTCGTGCACGAGCGCTCCTCCGAAGGCGAGGCCTGGGCGGCGCTGACCACAGCTTATGTCGCGTGGCCAAAGAAAGAGGGCAGACGGAACGGGAGGGCTCATCCGATTCTGCACGTACATGGCTACCTAGAAGCATCGATCAATTACAAAGCGGGCGACGCTAGCCTGGCCGTGGGCACCAATCGGAAATTTCCCGGCGGTAGCGAGTCCGCCGCCGCGATCCAACAGCTCGGCGGGACAGGGCGCGACGCGAAAATTCCCGCGCGCCCGTTCCAAGTGATGGTCGGCAGTGACGAGGATCGAATTGGCGATTTCCTGATGGAGTATCTTGCGAAGCTGTAACGAGCAGAAAGAGGGCGGCTCGAGCCGCCCCTGCAAAGGATTAGGGCGGAGAGGTTGATTGGCGGTTTTTCTCGATAGTCCCTGGGCCGGGCAGAACTTCAATCCTGCGACCGCACTCGATATCGCCACTATCGAAGCTGCGATTGTCGCCCAGCTCCAGGCCAAGATCGGCAACCTGGTCGAAGTCACCCACTTCCCGGACAAGCCCGAAGCCTACGAAATGCGCCATGGAATCGGCGTCGCGATGGTGATCTACATGGGTGGCGACTACGGCGAGATTATCGATATCGGCAACGTCGCCCAGGAGCGGACCCTCGAATTCGCTGTCGGCATTCGGATTCGCGACCTGGGCTGGGCCTTCGGCGGACCACCGTCAGGCACTTCGCCTGGCGCATACCAGGTCCTGGAATGTACGAGGCTGGCACTCACCGGCTTTCAGCCGAATACCGGATGCACCAAGATGTGGCCGCTTCGTGAACGCTTTGTCGACCGTGACAAGCAAGGGGGTGTCTGGGTTTACGAGATGGTCTTCGCCACCCGCGCAGTCGCAGTCGAGAGCTTCGAGCCACCCCAGTTCCCGCCCTTTATCAAGGGCATGGCAAACGAAGAAGGAGGGGTGACCTCGAATGCGGTCGGGCTGACAATGATGACCTTCAGCGGGTCGCCGGGGACGATCACTCTTCCGCTACGCAATCTTTCGGCGGTAGTGGTTAAAAAACAGGACTTGTCGATTACCTATTCCACTGGGACTGACTACTCACCTGATGTAGTCAATGGAATCATCACGAGGATTTCGACCGGGTCGATTCCGAGTGGCGCGACAGTCCTGATCAGTTACGTGTATGCCGACCAGGTGACAGCACTAGTGAGTGGCGGCAACGCACCGTTCAATCCGAACAATTGAGGGGAACGGTTAGGGGAAACGGTGGGCATGGAAATCACGAAAAATGGGGACTCGCCGCCATCTTCGATGGTCACAACCTGGTGGGTACGCGACGATTTCGCTAACGGGCGGCGGCGCTTCAAGCTGTATGCGGTTCACATGCCGGGGCAGAAGGCGGCCTCAAGCGACGTGGCGATCAACCTGCAGCATTCGCGCTTAGCCGGCGCACCAGCGGTAGTCGGCGAAGCGCAGATCGAAGTGCCTAATCTCGAGGTCGCAAAGATTCTGCTGGCGGGCTTGACCGAGATGCTGCAGAAGCAGGCGCCTGAGGTTGTCACGGTCAAGCCAGGCTAGGGCGGCTTTGGAGGGGCGGCTCTCGAGGCTCTGTGGATACGAAGATGGACAAGGAACTTCAGGTAATCTTCTCCGCCGGCCGGTTGATGTACGCCGTCCCGGACGTGCGACGCGAATGCGGCCTGTGGCTCAGCGTCGAGAAGCATCCGCTGCCGGTCGGACCCGAATGGCATCGGCCGGATTCAATTGCCGCCTGCGTCATGCGCGGCCGCGACTATTACCGAGTCGGCATGTTCCGCCCGTCCCATACCAACGGCAGTGAGGCGCGGCCGCCCGACGACGAGCTGGTGCGCGATTACCGCGATGCGGCCTGGTGGACGCCCGGGCTCGAAGAAGCCTGGGCGGAAAGCGACGGTTACAAGCTCGCGCTGGCCGAGGCGCAGCGAGCGCCAGAGAAGGGCGACGAAATCCTCGTAGGGGCGGCTCTCGAGCCGCCTGCTGGGTGGCACAGAACTGAAGGGCACAGCGATGGCAGCAAAGAAAAACGGCGCCGATAATCCCGAGACGACCAGCCCCGCGACGACTAGCCCCGCTGTTGGCATGGTCACGATTCTCTATTCCAGATCCGGCGACCTCTACCGGGTTCATTCGATGGAGAAACGCTGCTGGCTCTCGGTCAAGGTCTATCCACTGCCGGCTAGTCAACTCCCGGGCGATGAGCTTTACCTCGGTCCATCGATGACCGCTGACGGCGGTTCATGGCGGAAAGCATATGCAGTTACCTGGCGCGCAATCTGGCCTGGCGACCGAGCGACGCTGCCCGCCGATGACCCCCTGGTCCGCGACTAGGCGGTGACCCTCCAGGCGGAACAAAGTGGAGCCGAGTAAACGAGTCTGCGACGTGGGCACAGCGGAGCGGAGCGAAGCGAATCAAAAATGGCGGCGGGCGACCTCATCTGGGGAATGATCATCGGCTACGTCCTACTGGGCGCAGTATGGCTCG